TCAGCTTTGCCGTTGAACTCATGCAACCTCCTCCTTTCTTACTCTCTTCTTAACAAGTCTTGCTGGGTACTGAGGTTGATTCTCTCTGTACTCTTTCAGTCTCGCCCTTGCCTCTTCTCTTGTGAACTCTGTCAATGTGTACTCCCAGCCGTACCCGTAATTCAGCTGCAACTCCCAGGTGTCGATTGTCTTTCTCTCGTATGCCATGTTATGCAACCTCCTCTTTCTTCTTTCTACCACGTCTTTTCGGCTTTGCAGCCGGTTCTTCCTCTGCAGGTGCTTCAACCGCCTGCTCCTCTGCCTTCACTTCTTCCTGAGGCTTTTCCTCTACGACTGGATCTGCAGGAAGCATAACGTCCAGCTTGTATCTCTTCGTGATGCTCTGAATCATCGTTGTCACCTCTGCGTTGACCTCCCGGATTTCTTCCTCTGTCAGTCCGTCTGTCAGATTCTCAACTTCCGTCCAGTACCCTGCATTATCCAGGAAATGGTTTAATACCTTCTTGGCTCTATCGTGTTTCACGTCCCACTTCATATCGTTTACCTCTCTTCCTTTTCTCCGGCGATCAGTGCCAGTACCACTACTCCATTTATCAAAATTGCTACCAAATTCTTCGCTCTCATACCGTCGTATATGCCAACCATAAAGTTGATGAACAACACCGCCTGTAGGAACTGTCTTAATTTCTTCATTGCCAAATCAGCCTCCTTTATGATAGACTTAACAGTTGAGAGGCGGTGTTGCTGCCTCTCAACTGTTAAGGGAACTACTTGTTAGTCAATCAAACCTACCCATTTCAGAATTGCCGTAACTACTGAAATTATCAGTATCACTATGGTTGAGATAATGCCTGCCAGCTTTTCTCGTATCTGTAATTTGAGGTTTTGGACTTCGAGAAGTTCCTTTTCTTTTCTGAGTTCTTCGAGTTCCTTGTCTCGTTTCTTCTTACCCAAATGGCTTTTCTCCTTTCTGTAGATTTAATCAAATTGTTTTGTTTGATTATGGTTATATTATAACTCGCAGTTGCGTATTTGTCAATAGATATACTTCTATTTTCCGAGTTTTTATCAAATAATTTTCGCACTTGCGACAACTTCTACGACTTCCGGATTATCAACACCAACTGGTGCATTGCTCCGTATTTTCATTTGCGAGGACCGCAAACCCGCATGGTTGCTTGGTGCATTGTAAGATTTCTTACATGATTTCTTCTAAGGTTTCTACAAGGATTCTTTACTAGATATTAGAGATTAGATAATAGATATTAGAGATAGAATAATATATGCTCATTTGCGTACTCTCAAAAGCGCATTTTATCCACAAATGCGTGTGGATAATGTGGATAATTACACCTCTGAAAACATATAGGTCTGTGACTTCGTACACGGTTCAATACTGGCTTTTAGTCTTTAGGCATAGGATAGGTGCTAAAATCGCCTATCGCTTTTCGGGAACTTTTCGTCAAAATACCCAGTCTTATTTTGGTTATTTTGTATATTGATTTTACCTGCAGTCTTGTTCCGCTTTTCTGCAATAAAAAAAGAGCCTACAACCCCTGCGGATCATAGGCTCCCTTACTTACTCTACTGAGTTGATGAAATCCTGGCAGTCCAGTTCCCGGTATGCCTTTTCAAAGATTTCCTTCGGACTCCATGATACATAACCATCCGGATATTTCACAGCGTACCCAGGTACTCCATTCTTCTCCTTCGGCTCAGCTTTTACAATTTTTACGCCGATGTAGTTTTTCATATTGCCACTGTTTTCTCCTAAATTATTCAATCGTAATCTGCACCCGGTCAATCGGACGTCCAATCATTCCGGCATAACCGTCCTGTCCGTTTGACGTTTCATCGTCACACTGCCAGCTGTAATAGTTTCCGCCTGCCGGAGCAACTCTGTACTTGGCTTTCTTGTAGCCGTCTGCTTCGACAATATCGCCCGGTGTGCTGTAATACACCCTAAGCGCATCAATTACACGACCATTTCCGGCATAACCATTTGCAGCATCATTCCAGTCACAGCCAGTTACATATGGCAGCCAGCCACCGCCCAGTACGTGAACCTGATACTTTAATTCACCACGGTCTACCCTCGCCGCAATACCTACAACCTTCCTGCCGCGGATACCGGCATAATCTTCTAAGTTTGTTACTTCCGGCAGGATTGTTCCATCTTCCAACTGAACGGCATATGTAACATTTACATCTGTGCCGCTGTCATCGCCGCCCTGGTTATCTTCTGACGGCATATCGTCCGGTTCTCCGACATCTTCGCCCAGCTTTTCACGAACCATGTTGACAAAACGTTCCCAGCCCCTGTCTAAGGTCTTATGCGGACAATATTTACCGGTCCAATGCTGGTGTGTGTAAATATCATCAGTTGTCCAGCCGTATTCTTTGCACAGTGCCGCAATCAGTTCAGCGGCATTTTCCTCTGCCCTGTCAAACAGGCTTTCGTCTTCTGATGTTGAACGGCAGATTTCAATGGCAATGGTCTTTCTATTGCCTTTGCCGTTACCGTCCCCACAATGCCAAGCGTTACGGTTTAACGGAAGTCCCTGCACTGCGTGATTTTCATCAACCGCAAAATGGTAAGACACTTCATTATTGTTGCTTATCATATATGAAACCTCTGCATCAGCACTGGCACTGTTTGCCGTATTATGTACCGTAATACCTACAGGCTCCATTGCATATGGGCATTTAATGCCGTACTTATCCTCTGATACTAAATTCTTTGTAATTGTAATCATATTATTTGTCCTCGCTTTCTTTTTCTGCTAACTCTGCTAATTCAATTTCATCTTCATCCGGCAGTTCGTCCGTATACCGTCCAAGGAATGTTTTGACTGCTTTCCATAAGGCCTTGACCGGCAAACCGCAAAGCACCATGTTTTTCAGAATGCTGACTGTTTCATAGGCGATATACAGAACTCCAAAAAACTCGGTTAATCCGATTCTGTCGCCTAAATAGGCACGCGCCGCTTCCGGCAGAAATCCAATTAAGTTGAAGCTGACAATCTGGTCTACTAAAATCAGCGCAAGAATCGACACCACCATGCCAATCTTGCGGATTGCTCCATTAATGCCAAAACAGCTGTTGAACTGTCTGTCTTTTGCTGCCCGGATACAGCCGAAAACCGTATCCAGCACAACAGCAATAACTACAAGCTGCACTACCGGACTGTTACCGGCGTTTCTGTAAATATCAAAAATCATCATGTTTCATCTCTCCTTTTTGTTTGGTCCTGTTGCTCCTGCAACCGATTTTTGGGTAAAAAAATAAGACACTTTCGTGTCTTTCTAATAAATGCTATTTAACTTTTTACCGGCTTTCTAACTGCTGTCGTAGTACACGGCTACCACCCCCTTTAAGATGCTGTCCCATGTAGTGTTACATGAAAACTAATGCTCTTGGTTTCTGCTAATGGAGAAAAAACAAATCCCTGAATTTTGCTCGTTGTATAGTTTGTGATACTTACGCTTATTAATCCGCTTGTCGCGAATGGCGTAATGTTGATAGCATCAAAAAACTTAATATTATTGCTTTGCGGTATCGTAATTTCAAAGCTTGCCCAATACATATTGCCATACGGGCTTGTCATGGAATAATCTTTTGCTGCGGTATGAAATGCCTCGATTAAATAATCACTTGGCAAACGGTTAACTGACCAGCCATAAGATGAACTTCGACCGGAAAGACATGTGCCTTTTGTATCTGTGAATTTTGCATCTGACGGTACGTCTGCATTAACATTATGCCCATTTACTTTCGCAGCGTTTCCCGCACTTGCTGCATAATTTACAGACTTTGTAGAATCTGCTGTATCGTCAACGTTTCCAAGTCCTACTTCTGCTTTATTATACGCTGGCTTAGTGCTTGCTTTCGCCCATGCATATACATCACTTGCCGGACGTGCATTACTTAATCTGCTGTCATTTCCAGCGCAGGCTGTATCAGCGGTAGTTCCTAATGGTCGCCATGTATCCGTATCCGTAAATTTTGCATCTGACGGTACATCTGCATTAACATTATGCCCATTTACTTTCGCAGCGTTTCCCGCACTTGCTGCATAATTTACAGACTTTGTAGAATCTGCTGTATTGTCAACGTTTCCAAGTCCTACATTTTCCGCTGTTATTTCAACGTTCTCTGTGCGATAAATGCTTTCCGCACTTCCCTTAACACCTGTAACGTGCGCTGTCTTTGTATGCTTTATAGCTTCTGTGAGGCCTTCATGCTCTGCCGACGTTATATGGATTACATTATTACCTGTGTGTGTATCCAGCTCCACCTGTTCTGCTTTTTTTCCTATAGCCGCAACCAGCACATCAATAATTGAAGCATTTTCTTCAACTGCATTTGCAAGTTTATCCAATGTATTCAACATTTCCGGTGCGCCATTTATCAAAGCTGCAACTATCTTATCTGCATATCCTGTCGCCTGCTGATAAGATAAATCTACATAGTCCATATCCGCTTTATATTTGCGTAAATACGCAAGACTCTCCAGCAGTGCCAGGATAACCCTGTTAAACAAATCAGCGTGTGCGGGATCTGTCGGTTCAAACTTCCGTACACTCTCAACAAAATCCGGATTTTCCGGAATTTCAAAATCAGCCATATTTTCTGCCTCCGTTTCTTCAAAATTTCTTAGAATACATCATCGACCGTATAGGTCATTTCAATGTCGCTGTCTTTTCCCTTGCTTGTAAAGTTCTTAATGCAGACAATGTCACCGGCGGCATCATACAGCCCGACCTCAGAGATATACTCTCCTGCAAGCTCTGATTCTGACAGCGTACACTGATACCTGCAGGTCGTATCATTTACAAAGCTGTAACCGTCTATTTCTTTTCTGAACAGCTCATTTTTTAATGCTGCCTGTTCGGCAGTCGGCACAATTACATTCCCGGAGGTATCCACCCCGCCTGAACCGAATGCCATGCCGACAATCTTTGGAAGTGTTATCGCTCCGGCTCTTGCCTTTACCATATTCTCCCGCGCCTTTTTTGTAATAATAGAATTTTCTGCCATGCTTTATAGTTCCTCCTTCTCGTATAATGCATTTAATATTCTGCTTCCATTAAGCGGTACGTCCCCATTCAGATACCACAGATTTCTGCGCCGTTCTAATTCTACAGTTCCGATACATTCCACGCTGTTATCCATTTCAAGATGTACAGCCGCTTTTGCTTTTACCTGTTCATTTAGTGCGGATTTGAAATGTATTTTAATATTTTGTAGACTTATTCGGAGTAAATTAATAACAGCCACATCAACCCTGTGATTAACCACATAGGCTGTATGTGACTGTTTCAACTGATTCAGCGCACTGTGTACAAGCTTTGAATCAAGTGTATTTTCTCCTGAATAATAAGCCTTAAATATATTGGGATGCTCCGGCACATAGCCATATCTGCCGGAATCCATAGCATCTGCAATCGATATTTCAATCCCAGTTGTGTTTTTTACGTACTGCTCCATTCTGTACGGTGTCATCGGTGTACGGCAGTCACGCTTCTGATAAATCAGCTTTCTTCGTTCCTCGTAGGAAAGATTCTCCCGCACTGGAAGCTGCCATTTCAGTTCGTGATACATCAGCCCCCATGTCGCCGTCTCCGGAAACATCTGATATGGCAGTTCCTCTATGATCTTACGAACATCATCATATTCCATGCCCATGACCTGATAGAGCCACTTACCGACATATGAACTATCATAGAACCCCTGCGACACGTAAGACAGCATACGCACTGCACTCTCGCTTGTAGGAAATGCTTCAAGGTCAAATTTTTCTTTTTCCATTACAGCCTCCTACTCTGCCAGGGAAAAATTAAGAGTACCCGTCTGTGGGTACTCGTCCTGTGCAAGTATGATATTTTCGGTGTCACCGTTGATTGTAAAGGTTTCAAAGTCTTTCACCCCGGTTATTGCAGATATTAACGGTCGTACATCATTGTACCTGAGAATACTGTCTGTTTTTGCCTTATCATACACCGTCAGAACCGCCTTTTTAAAATCAGCCTTTATCTGCTCAATATTAGTTGTTTCATCGATTATCAGCCCTGTACACGCATAAGCAATCTGAACGGTTGTCGCCGCCGCACATGTCAGCTTTGCACACGCTGTCGGAAGCAGTCTTGCCGTCCTGTCGTCCGGAGATACGATATGCTTATACACGGCATTGATAAGTGCCTGGTTGGCAGGCTGGCCATTCTGGTCTACCAGCACCAATTTAACCGTTCCTGGTCCGTCTGCCGCACTTACCACGATACAATCACCTGCTCCGGCTTCTTTTGCCCACCGGACATAGTCGGCATCATTTCCAAGATATGTCATGCTATTGGCATACTCGGCAGCTATGCGGTCGTAAAAATCATCGTTGCCCTCTCTTTCACTGCCGCCGGTTATCGGTTCAGCATTTACAACCGAGGTTATATTCTTGTCCGGCTTTGACATAATACAAATTGTATTTGCCGCTACATTCGATACTGTACCAGCTGTGACTGCCGTAACTGCAACTATACAGCTTCCGGAGCTGCCAATAGTACAGTCCTCATCTGCTGTATATTCCAATGCCGGACCTGTAGCTGTTGCCGGTGTACAAAACACCGTTCCCTCAGGAATCTTAGTTCCTTCTTTACCGGTTACTTTTACATATCCTGCTGCATGATCTGCAGGGTGCCGTGTAAGATGCACCTGCTGTCCATGCAGGTCTAACCATTCATCCCATGCATACTGCGGAAATGCAATCATCAGTGTCCTCGTAAGGTGAAAATTTATCAGTTCCGCTTTTTCGATTGCCGCCGGTCTTGTAAAATCATAAGGAAAACCGCCCGGCATATCGTCTATGTCAGGCGGCAGATTTTTCATCATTCTTTCATGGATTTCCTGTGTACTGGTGCCGGACATAAAATCCGGATTTGTAAATTTAAGCTGTGCCACTTCCGCCACCTCCTTAATACTTAAAGCGTTATCTTAAACAGTTTATCCCATTCAATACCCTTTACCGTAAACGTACAGTGCATTGAATCTGTATCCCACGTAAACTCAAAGTTTGTTACATATTCCGTGCGGGGATTGACTTTTAAGGCATCTGTGATTGTGCGCTGTACCATGCTTTCCACGACTTTCTGATTGTCCGCAGCAAGTGCGGCTTCCATTTCCACTCCTATGCTTTTAGCATAAGCAAGGCACGAATAACGTTCTGTCTGTGCCACCTTGAAGCACCAAATCATAAAGCCTTCTTCGCCGGTACAAGAAACTATCCTGTTTGCACCGTCCCTTACAAAATCACCTTCCACCGGGTCCCATTTTGCAGTGTGCTTATATTTCGTGTCGTACCTGGAACTCTCGCTTTTGAAATCCGGTACACTCACTACTGCTAATGTTTTTGCCATGCCAGCCTCCTTTTAAGAACTTACAATAACATCTATCACCACAGCTTCACTCTGCACCCATGCGACAAGCACCCTGTCACCGGACTTTACTGCCGGCGGTTTTACCGTATGCGTGTGGCTTCCTGTGTTATGATCCGTTGTCTGTTCTTCATGTCCCTCATGTCCGCCGCCGGAGATTTCAAAAGACAGTCCACCGACATGACGGCATACCGAATACTGACCTTTAGGAACAGCCACCGGAAATGTATTTGTTATCAGGCTTCCATTTGCCTGTATTTCTCCAAAATCCAAATAAAGAGGGCTTTCGCTCTCTCTTTTCATTCTGTCCGTAAGCACATTTGCCAGTCTGTTTGTACCGGCATTTTCATCAAATGTATTATCAGCCATAGCCGCCCTCCTTTAGTCAAATGTTCCGTCATCTACCCAGCCGTATACGTTGCTGTCATCGTCAACGTGTATAAGATGCCACGGATGCGCACCACCGGAACCGTTTTTTATTGTAATCCTTGCCTGTCCGGCTCTCGCGTTATACCCTGTGGCATCATCGTAGCTGCTTACATAATGCGTACCACCGTGGAAATTCACAATGTCACCGACATTGTATTCCCTGTCAGACTCTCCCGAATTTGAATCTGAACCTGTTCTGATTGTTTCCGTCTCTGCCTTTTCAAGCTCCATCGTCATGGAGTAACTTTCACAGTCATGCCGGATACCTTTTACATAAAAATAATCATCAGCCGTACCCTCCATTACATACACCAAATCACCTTTTCTGATGTACGGAACGTCCGGTGCTGTTAAAGTCAGTTCCTGAGTTATCTTTCCGTCATTGTCTAAGATTTCCTGCGCCGCCGTCTTTGCATCTTCAAGCGATTCATCAGAACCACGGACATAGATACGCTGTCTTATTCCATATTCAGTCAGTCCGTTCAGCGTGGCTTCAACGCTTGATTTTCCGTCATCGTCTGCCTGTCCAAGCACCCGCACCCTTGTTACAAGGTCGGCGGTGCTGATTGACGTACTGACGGATTTTGTAATATCCACTTTAAACACGTACACATCTTCGTTGCTTCCGCGCATAACAACATCGGCATAGCCTCTTACTGACCTCACAAGATATGTGCCGTAGCCTTTTTTCTTAACATCATCAAGCACGTCCCGGATAATATCCGAAACGTAACTGCTGTTATACTTTAATTTGCCGTGTGCCGCATTCGGTCCGCTGTAACCGTCTGTCGGTATTTCAAAATCATCAAACAGCCCTGTTACAATAGACTGCGTACCTGTACCGGAGGAATAAAACCGGTTGTCCTGGCTTTTTTGCAGGCGGTAAAGTTCATCATATGCCGTGCATTTCAAATCATCACCGCTGTTCTGCAATGTAGGATTCCAGTCTGTCACGAATCCCCTTGCCACCTCCTCATCATGCCCGGCTGAATCTGTTGCAAAGATACCTACAAGACATCCCGGCTTTATCAGCGAGGATAATTTACCCTGTGCCGTTTCACTGTTCTTTGCCGTAAAGGTCGTTCTGACAGCTATTTCATTTTCGTTTTCTTCCCAGCCAAGCCCATGCACATAATCTTTAATGTTATACTGTGTGCCGTTCTCATCAATTACAACAACACGGTACTGAATCTTTGTTAAATCTATCATGCCGCCTCCTAACCCGGAATTGTAAGGACTTCACCCGGCCATATCCAGTGTCCATGGTCGGAACTGCTTTTCCCATGTTCCTGTGCCGTGTCCTCTATGGTGTCTTCATTGGCATCATATATCCGTGTCCAGTCCGTGCCGCTTCCGAGTTCACGCTCGGCAATAGCCCACAGTGTATCACCGGAAACAACCGTATAACTGTAATCCCCGCCGCCCGAATCATCAGAATCCGAATCCGGTTCATTGCGTGGTACGGTCTTTACAAATTCCGCAATTTTTAATTCATCGGTAGTGTAAATCTTCAAATCTTTTGCCTGCGTAAAAGTTATGGAATATTTCACATTGCCATACGCACCGTATACCTCCGGGGTGAATGAAGATATTGTAACATCAAGATTAATCCATGTATCTGTTACAATCAGGTTTAAAACCTGTCCGGATTCCTGCCATTCCCTTAAAGTTTCAACACACAGATTCGGCGGCATATAGTATTGTGTAAGCACAATGCTTTCATACCGCTTTGCACTGCCGAAAAACTCGCCGCTCCACTTAATTTCTGTAACATCAGTACCCTTTGGCACCTTTACGGTGCCTTTGGATATGATGTCAAATGACTGGTACTTTGCCGCCAGTGTACCGCTTATCGTTTCCGGATTTGCCGGGAATGTAAAAAAACGGCTTCCGCCTACTTCTGAAAGCCGTATGATAATATCCTGTGCCATGTGCTACGCCTCCCTTACCGTCGGCATATTCTCAAATACCCGCTCCAGTCTTTCTGCAATCTCTCCACCCAGTTCATCAGCCATGGATTTCATATTTTTCTTAATTATCGCCATGATGTCTGCTTCTGACTGACCTTCTGTGCCATTGATTACAAATTCCGGCGATACAGAAACATTAACTGATACCGGACTATTTCCGCCCTGCTGTGGTGCCGTGGTGCTGACCGGTTCAAATACAGCCGGATTATTCTCTGTATTATCCTCTGTGGTTTCGTAATAGCCGCGGGGAACGGTTTTTATTGTTTCATTGAATAAATTATAATCAACAGCGTTTAACCCTGTATTTGAGCCGCTTACATAGCCGCCCTCTGCGTGGGCTGTTACCCCCAGCACCTGTCCTGCCTGTTCATAAAGTTCCAGCGCCCTTGACCTGCGGCTTGGATTGGTCGGAATTACAAACTCGCCATAGCCTTCTTCTGCAAGCCAGCTTAACTGCGGACCGCCGCTTACATAACCACCGGCAGCATGTTTCTGCGGTGTAATGCTGTAAGATGTACTCGGCATCAGCGAACTTGGCATTGTAGGATTACTTACGGAATAATCAAATGTAACCGTAAGCGGCATTGTGACGTTGTAGCCAGCTCCAAACTTTGCCGAAGCCGAAGTATCGACATTGCCTTTCACAATGTCAAGCGCCGCGTTTACTTTGTCCATGTCCGCACCCTCAATAGCTGTCGCTACGCCGTCGCTTAGTGAGGTTTTAAGAGCTTCCATGTCAGCATTTGATAAATCAAGTGCCGAAAGCTGGTTCTGTATCTCGTCTGTGTACGGACCGATAAAATCAACGTCCGCATCCATAATTTCCTCTGCACTCGGAACTGAATCTTTATAAGACTGCAAAATCTGTTCTTTAACTTTTTGCGGTATACTCTCCACTGTCGATTTCAGCAGTGTTTCAATTTGCGATTGATACTCCTCATCAAGTCCGTCCAGGTCAAAGATATTCTTCATAAAGGTATCGTCCCAGGTACTTACGTCAGGCTTCTGTGTCAGCGCATTGTTTATTGCCGTTTGAAGCTTTTCTGCTGTTGTACCTTCGATATCCGGGAGTATTCCGTCAAGCTGGCTTTCAAAGGCATCTGCAATCGTCTGTAAATTAAATTCCTGCACATTCAGATTCAGGTCGGACAGCTTCTGTGCGTATCCATCCTCTATCTGTTTTTTCATTTCAGCCGCTTCTTCCTCAGATATAACATTTTCGGATAGTTGCAGCTCTACGTTCTTTAACGATACTTTCATTGCATCATCATAGCTTGCAACCGCCTTTTCGGTATAATCCTTAATTTGTTCCTGCAATTCCGCATATGATTCCGGTGTAAGCGCCGCGCCGCTGGCTTTGAATTTAATGCTGATTGCATCTAAATCCGCCTGATTCTCGGCATCTGCAAGCTTATTTGTAATGTCCGTAATCTGCTGTTGCAGATTGGTAAGCTCTGCCGATTCGTCAAGCGTTATGACACCATCTTCAAGCGCAATATTCATTTTTCCACTCAGCTCCGCGCTCAAATCATCTACCTGCTGTGTAAAAGAGTTGTACATAGTATCAAGACCTGTTGTATCACCATTGCCGTCTGTGAGAAGATTTAAAGCCACAGTTGCTTCGTAATGGTTGTCATTAATATATGTCTGCGCATTTTTTACAAATGTATCCACACTCTGTTTGTACTCGTCAATATCGGTATCAGATAACTGCATACCAAGATTGATTTTCCAGTTTTCACGCTTCAAAGTGCTTACGGAAGACTTCAAATTTGTTAAAGAACTCTGTGTGTTCTCCGTTACCGTATTAAACTCATCAAGCCCCTCTTTCATATTGCCGAAAGTGATTTCTTCCGCCAGCTTCTTAATCTGCGTAAATGACAGCTTTATATCTCCAAATGAATCTTTCATAACGTCCGCGCATGATTCCTGAAACTTTGCCGCAAAGTCCTCTGCACTGACTGAAGAATCATTCAGCGCATCTTTCAGGCTCTTGTTGGCAAACTTCGATGTCTTATCAATCGTAATGCCGGTTGCATTGTACACTGCCTGTACCTTGTCCGACATTGCCTGCATTTCCTCGACATTCTTCTGATAATCCTTTTTGACTTTGTTGCCGCCCAACCAACCGGCAACACCACCGACACCGGCACCTATAAGTGTGCCAACTCCCGGAAGAATAAGTGAACCGATTGCGGCTCCTGCGGCGACTCCGCCTGCTGTCAGTCCAGCCGATGCTCCATATGCAGCTTTTTCATCTTTATTATCAGACTTTATGGCTTTATATGTATCAACACCCGCATGAATCAACGAAGCTCCGGCAGCTAATCCTCCCGCCACTGCTCCAGCTCCGGTAAGTGCCGCCATTCCTCCGCTCATTGTTCCTGCGGTACTTCCAAAATACATACCGGCTTTATTTACCGGCTTGAGCGCATATCCGACATTCGCCAGTCCGCCAAGGATTCCACTTCCGCCGACCATGGCATTACCGGTCGAACCAATTACCGAACCCGCAAGCGATACCCCGTCAGTGCCACCAGTACCAAACAATCCCTTGCCGATACTGAACGCACCTTTTCCAAGTCCCACAAACGGTTTTGAAATTTTCATCAGGATACCGGCAGATAAAACAGATGACAGGTCGGCACTCCGTCCGCCCGGCAACAGTTTTGCCGCATTGCTGAACAGATTTCCCAGACCATCCCATATTTTTTCTGAAATCAGACTGAAATCAAATCCTTCCGAAAAGCCTTTTGCGAAAGAAGCTCCCAGCGTACTGCCTTCGTCTATAGTTTCCGACAGATTAATTCCAAGAATTGTACCGATACCGACTGTAAGCCCTGTACCGATAGCATTGCCAATATCTCCGGCTACTGCATTTATCTTTGTTTTGCCCTTACTGCTCCACCATTCGGAAAACGGCTCGACAATAAAATCATCCCATGCTATCTTTGTCTTCCCAAAAAAATCCGCATTTTTCCATTCGTCTGTATCCGTAACCTCTTTAAATTTGTGTTTCAGACTGTCAAACTTTATTTCCACAGAATCCATGGCATCATTTAATGCCTGTTCTACATTCGGCACCTGTGTTGTAAGCCACTGGACTATATCACGCAACCATGAGTTGGATAGTCTCTCACCCAAAGAGATTTTAAGGCCGTCCACAGCCGACTGAAAATAAGTAATATCACCGGACAGATTATCAAGCTGTATCTTTGACATCTTCTCTGCCGCACCGTCAGCATGATTAATTGACTCTGCCAATTTGTCATAATCTTCCTGTGTGGCATTTAAGATAGCCAGTAAGCCTTTCTGTGCTTCCATTCCTGCTACTGTATTAGCTAAATTTGATTTCTGTTCCTGATTCATTCCTGCTGTTGCTTCTCTTAACTCACCCATTACTGTTGCAAGTGATCTGGCATTACCTGTACTACTGTCATAGAAATTAACTCCCAGCGCTGCTATTGCATCAGCCGCACCACTTGAATTAGTAGCAAGTCTTGTAAGAACAGAATTAAGTGCCGTACCTGCCTGTGTGGACTTTATACCGCTATTTGCCATTAAGCCGGTCATCAAAGCTACATCTTCGATTGAGTAACTTAACGACCCCGCCATAGATGCCACATACTTGAATGTTTCGCCCATCATGCCTACATCTGTATTGGCTGATGATGAAGCCTGTGCCAGTACATCTGAAAAATGCGTTGCATCGCTGGCTTTTAAACCAAACGCTGTCAACGCATCTGTAACAATATCACTCGTTGTTGCCAAATCTTCGCCGGAAGCCGCAGCGAGATTTAAGATACCACTAATACCGTCTGTCATCTGCTCTGCATTCCAGCCTGCCATAGCCATATAATTAAAAGCTTCAGCGGATTCTTTGGCTGTAAATTTCGTAGTCGCTCCCATTTCTTTTGCTTTGGCTGTAAGCTTATCAAATTCACTGCCGGTTGCCCCGCTTACCGCCTTTACCTGGCTCATAGCAGCTTCAAAGTCTTTGTAAGTATTTACGGTATCCGCAACACTAAAAGTTACTCCGAGGACTGCTCCGGCTTGAAAGATAGGATTCTTTAGCAGATTCAATATTCCACGCACCGGAGCTGTAACAAGGTCAACCGCTTTCACGGTTACGCTCCACGTTTTTCCGGCAAAACCTCGCAGTCCGCCTTTTATCGTGGACAGAACAGGGGAAATTTTGTCCTTGGCTTCAAGCAATACTTCGTATTTTTCTTTAGCCCATGATTGAAGCGATTTCTGCGTTTTCTGCGCAGATTTATCGAATTTGGATACTGTTTCCGTGGCTTTTTTTGTCGAAGAGGCAGCACTATCAGCTGCTTTTTCCATATTGTTTAATTTTTTTGTAATTTGTGTCAGCTCCGGGTCTGTATTATCCACAGTTTCTATAGGAATCTCTATTCTCATTGTCTCAGCCATTGTCTCCGCCTCCTTTCTCTTTCTGTGATGACTCTAGGTATATTCTTGTAGATGCCAGCATAAATGCCTGTACACCTCTCGGCTTCTGGTAGAACTCGTCCGGGGTTATGCCTGTCCGCTGAAATATATGATGTAACAGACAGGCTTTTCCACCGGCTTCAATTAGTTTTTTGCTACTTCCTCAATATTGGAATCATAGCCGCTTAACGCATCAATAGCTTCAAGTACCTTGTCCTTTTCTCCCGCTTTCAGACAATACTCAATTACATCAAGACCACTCATAATCTGTAAGCCCTTATTTCTAAGTGCTTCCCATACTTTCTTGTTATCCCACAGCTTTTCACGGTCTTCCTCCACCGTTGCCGTATGAATAAGGGCGGCTCTATATTTAATGTTGTTCGTTTCCTCCGGCAGCTTCATGCCGAATTGCTTATTCCTTACATACTTTGTCCATTTCTTTTTACAGCGGTCGTATTCTTCCTCACTAAGCGGTCTTATACTAAATGTAAAATACACTTTACCGCCGCGGGCAATCTCAATCCGCTTCGTTTCGTCCTGCGTATAACCCGCAGCTTCAATCAGACCGCGGATAATATCTTCTTCATGAACTCTCATCA